TGTTGAACCATATCTCCGTGATATTCAAGCAAAGCGTGGACTCTACGGATTCCTAGTCATTTGCGACGAAACGAATAACACCCCTGATGTTATTGATAATAACGAGTTCAGAGCAGACATCTTCCTGAAGCCTGCTAAGTCTATCAACTACGTCACCCTCACCTTCGTTGCTACCAGAACTGGTATTAGCTTTGAAGAAGTAGCAGGTAGAGTTTGATACTAATAGATTATAAATTACTAAAGGAGGAAACTAACAATGGCACAAATTCCAACTCGCGGAATCTCAGCTTTTAAGTCAAAACTAATCGGGGGTGGCGCACGTCCTAATCTATTTGAGGTGGACGTTACCTTCCCAACTGCTGTTAACCTTGGAGTCCAAGGTGATGGTGGTAGCGGAGCATTTGACTCTGAAAACTTCAGATTTCTCTGCAAAACTGCAGCACTTCCTGGTTCAAATGTTACCCCTATCGAAGTTCCTTTCAGAGGTCGCACTCTGAAGGTTGCTGGAGATAGAACCATTGAACCATGGTCAGTCACCATCATCAACGATGAGGACTTCTCGCACAGAAGAGCATTTGAGGCATGGATTCAAAACATGGCTCAGTATGGAGACCACTCTGGTCTTACCAATCCTAACGACTACATGGGCAATGCAGTTGTTTATCAACTTGGTAGAAGTGAGTCAAATCAACAAGGAACCAACACCACTGGAGACAACTCCAGAATTCTGGCACAGTATCGTTTCATCGATATCTTCCCAACTTCTATCTCTGAAATTGGTCTTTCTTACGATAGTGAGAATGCAATCGAAGAGTTCACCGTTGACTTCCAAGTTCAGTACTACTTCCCTGAAGCACCTGGAACTGGAGCTTGATAAATAGTTTGAAGAAAAGTTCAAACCTTAAATAATGGCAAAACTCTTTGGTTTCTCTATTGAGGATAAAAACCAACTATCACCCGCTGCGGTCTCGCCCGTTCCTCCTAATAACGAGGACGGGTCTGACCATTATTTGAGCAGTGGGTTTTTTGGTTCCTATGTAGATATTGAGGGTGTATATCGCACCGAGTTTGATTTGATTAAACGTTATCGTGAAATGGCACTTCATCCTGAAGCGGATAGTGCTATTGAAGATATTGTGAATGAAGCAGTTGTATCAGATACTAATGATACTCCGGTTGAAATCGAATTATCTAACCTGAATGCTAGTGATGGTATCAAAAAGAAAATTAGAACTGAGTTTAAGTATATTCTTGACCTTTTAGATTTTGATAAAAAGGCACACGAAATTTATAGAAACTGGTATATCGACGGTCGTTTATATTACCATAAAATTATCGACTTGAAAAATCCTCAAGAGGGTATTCAAGAACTTCGTTATATTGACGCACTTAAGATTCGTTATGTTCGTCAAATGAAGAAGAAGGATAAAGATTCTCGTTTGGCAAATATTCAGTCCGACAATCCCATGGAATATGAATTCCCTGAGATTGAAGAGTATTTTGTATACAATCCCAAGTCAGTTTATCCTGCAAATAACCCCAGTTCTATGACTGGTGGCAATAAAGGCATCAAAATTGCAAGAGATGCAATCACATATTGCACTTCTGGTCTGGTAGATAGAAATAAAGGTTCGACTCTTTCATATCTTCACAAAGCAATCAAGTCTCTCAACCAGTTGAGAATGATTGAAGATTCTCTGGTTATCTACCGTTTAAGTAGAGCACCAGAACGTCGTATTTTCTATATTGACGTTGGTAATCTTCCTAAACAAAAAGCAGAACAATATCTGCGTGATGTTATGATGCGTTATCGTAACAAACTCGTGTATGATTCTGCAACTGGTGAGATGCGTGATGACAAAAAGCATATGAGTATGCTTGAGGATTTCTGGCTCCCCAGAAGAGAAGGTGGTAGAGGAACTGAAATTTCTACACTTCCTGGTGGTCAGAACCTTGGAGAAATTACTGATATTAAGTATTTCCAAGAAAAACTTTATCGTTCTCTGAATGTACCCACTTCACGTATTGGTGGAGAAGGTGGTTTCAACCTTGGTCGTTCTTCTGAAATTCTGAGAGATGAGGTTAAATTTAGTAAGTTTGTTGGACGTTTGAGAAAGAGATTCTCTGCAATGTTCAATGATATGCTAAAAACTCAACTCATTCTTAAAAATGTTATCACTCCCGAAGACTGGGAGATGATGAGTGAGCATATTCAATATGACTTCATGTATGATAACCACTTTGCAGAACTCAAGGAAGCAGAACTTCTGAATGAAAGACTGAGTATGGTTCAGCAGGCAGAACCATATGTTGGCAAATATTTCTCTCAAGATTATCTGCGTCGTAAGGTTCTCCGTCAAACTGACCAAGAAATTATTGAGCAGGATGAACTGATTGAAAAGGAAATTAAAGCAGGCGTAATTCCTGATCCAGCAGATATGCAAGTTGATCCAGCAACTGGGGAAGTTGTATCTACAGCACCAATGGACCTAGGAAAACCTGTAGTTGAACCAGAAATTGACGAAACTTCAGTTGAACCACCAGAAGGTGGGGAAATCTGATAAATAAAGACAAATTATCAATTTAAACTAATGGACGAATTAATGGATATGATTGTTGCTGATGAGAGCCCCTCTCAAGTAACTGACAAGATCAAAGAGATTCTTTTTGCAAAATCCGCAGAAAGAATTGATATGATCAAACCAGTCATTGCTGCAGATATGTTCAACGATGACGAACAAGATTCTTCGGAAGAAGAAGAATAATAAATAAGTAATAAATGTATCATAAGAATAATGACTCATAGACCAGTCGGGTCTGGCGTCTCGTTTTCTACGTCAACAACTACAGCAAAATCTTCTGCCTTTATTGCAAAGTCGCAGGCGCTGAGACTTTTTGCTACTGACAGTAATGCTTTCGTTGCAATTGGAACTGAACCGACTGCAACTGTGAATGATTATGCCGTTCCTGCAGGAACCACGGCAACTATTGCTATCAATAACGGATCTGCAAGAGTTGTTGATGTTACTCGTGGAGCAACTACTTTCATTCACTTCCCTGAAGGTCAAGCATCTCCATTTGTTGTTGGGGATTATGTTTCTTTAGTGACTTCGGATAATGGCGGACAAGATTATTATGACTTTACTCATAAACCTGTAACTGCAGTTTCTACTAGTGCAGGAGTTGATGGATATTTTTCAACTAGAATTACAGTTGGAACAGATACATCCGGCATCGCAACCGCATTTAGTGACCCTGATGCATCTTTGAGAAATTCGGTAAAAGTTGCAGCAATCACAGATCAGGGTACTGGAGCACTCTATACACAACAAGTACAAATTAGCGGAGCAGCCTGATGAAACTTATCAGAGAAGAAATCGAATCAGTAGAATTTCTTGTCGAACAAAAGAACGGCAAGAAGTCCATGTATATTGAAGGAGTTTTCCTTCAGGGTAACATCAAAAACCGTAATGGTCGTATGTACCCCATGGAAACTCTCCGTAAGGAAGTTTCTCGCTACAACGAAAATCACGTTCAAGCAGGAAGAGCACTTGGAGAATTGGGACACCCCGATGGTCCTACCGTTAATTTAGATAGAGTTTCTCATAAAATTGTCTCTCTTAGAGAGAGTGGCGATAACTTTATCGGAAAAGCAAAGATTTTAAATACCCCCATGGGCAAGATTGCTTCTTCTTTGATTGAAGAGGGAGTAAAACTTGGTGTTTCTTCTCGTGGTATTGGTTCACTCAAGATGACTCGTGAGGGAGTTAATGTTGTAAGTGATGACTTCATGCTTGCAACTGCTGCTGATATCGTTGCTGATCCTTCTGCTCCTGATGCTTTTGTTGAAGGCATTATGGAAGGAAAAGAGTGGGTCTGGGATGGTGGCATTCTTCGTGAAAAGTTTGCAGCAAAAACATACAAGGAAATCAACACACTTGTTGATCAGAAAGCACTTGATGAGCATAAGTTAGACTTATTTAATAAGTTTCTTTCAAAATTATAATTTAATAAATAAATATAGATTAATTCAGAGGTTACACGGAGAGTCAAAATGTCGCGTGATAGCAATTTACAAGAAATGGAAGCAGGCACAAAGCAATCCAAAACTGCTGTTAATGCAGGCGCAAAGCCAGCAGACGCAATGGATACTTCAGTCGCAGGTTCCTACGAAGATCTCGGCGGTCCTACCCCCGAGAACTATAAGCCCGATGATGATTCAGCAAAGCTGAAGACACCTGGTGGAACCCTTAAGCAAGTTAAGGACGTAGTAAACAAGGGCGCTAAAGCAGCAGAACCAATGAAGGGCATGAAAGAAGAAGAGCAACTCGATACTGAAGAAGTAATCGAGGAAGAAGAAGTTGCTACTGAAGAAGTAGTAGCAGAAGAAGAGACCGAAACCGTTGCTGAGTACGACATCGAAGAAGATGTCAACGCTCTGCTTGGTGGTGAAGATCTCTCCGAAGACTTCAAAGCAAAAGCAAAGACCATCTTTGAAGCAGCAATCAATACTAAGGTTGCTGAAGTCAAAGAAGCACTGGAAGCACAGTATCAAGAACAACTGGCTGACCGTCTGGTCGAAGCAACCGAAGAACTCAAGGAAAGAGTTGATTCTTACCTTGAGTACGTTGCAGATGAGTGGGTTAACGAAAACGAACTCGCCATCGAGCAAGGTCTTAAGACTGAAATGACCGAATCGTTCCTTGGCGGAATGAAGTCACTTTTTGAAGAACATTATGTAACTATTCCTGAAGACAAATATGATGTGCTTGAGAGCATGGTAGAAAAACTTGATGATATGGAGACAAAACTCAATGAGCAGATTGAGAAGAACATTGGTCTGAATAAGAGACTCGCTGAGTCTTCTGCAGATTCAATTCTTACTCAAGTATCCGAAGGTCTTGCACAGACACAAAAGGAGAAACTCGCCTCACTTTCCGAAAGTGTTGAGTTTGAAAGTGAAGAAGAATATCGTGAAAAGCTGGAGACACTTAAGGAGTCTTATTTCTCCTCTAAGCCACAGTCTTCCTCTGCTAAAACTGAAACCCTCTCTGAAGGTGTAGATGTTGCCGCAGAATCGTATACTGGTTCTATGGATGCATACCTCAGAACCCTGGGTTCCTTTAGCAAATAATTGAATTTAATATAATTCAAACAAAACCGTAAACACTTTTAATAGGTAAAGCAAATGTTCCAATCCGAGCATCTGCAGGAAAAGTGGGCACCTCTTCTCAACCACGAAGGTTGCGACAAGATCTCCGATCCTCATAGAAGAGCCGTCACCGCTGTCCTGCTCGAAAACCAAGAAAAATTCATGCGTGAGCAGTCTGCTTTCTCTGAAAGCGGAATGCTTAACGAAGCACCTACCAACGCTGTTGGCGATGGTGGTTTCACTGGATCCTCTGCTGCTGCAGGTCCTACCGCAGGTTTCGACCCCGTTCTGATTTCTCTGATCAGACGCTCTATGCCTAACTTGGTCGCATATGACCTCGCAGGCGTTCAGCCAATGTCTGGTCCTACTGGACTCATCTTCGCGATGCGTTCCCGTTACACCAACCAGAGCGGCACCGAAGCATTCTTCAACGAGCCCGATACCGCATTCTCTGGTCAGGATGCAGGTAACGACCTCACCAACGGTTTCTCCGATGTTGCCGCTGGTATGGGTACTACCAGCCAGTCTGGTTCTAACCCCTCGATCCTGAACCCAGTTGGTTCTGCAACCTCTACCGCATATGATGTCGGTCAGGGTATGCGTACCGATGACGCAGAAGGTCTGGATGGTAGCGCAGGTAATGCGTTCAACCAGATGGCATTCTCTATCGAGAAAGTCACCGTTACTGCAAAGTCTAGAGCACTGAAAGCCGAGTACTCCTTAGAACTCGCACAGGACCTCAAGGCAATCCACGGTCTGAACGCTGAAGCAGAACTTGCTAACATTCTCTCCACTGAAATCCTCGCGGAAATCAACAGAGAAGTCATCAGAACCATCTATAAGGTTGCTGAGCAAGGCGCTGTTGAGAACACCGCTACCGCTGGTGTATTCGACCTCGACGTTGACTCCAACGGTCGCTGGAGTGTTGAGAAGTTCAAGGGTCTCCTGTTCCAAATCGAGCGTGATGCAAACCGCATTGCACAAAGAACTCGTCGCGGAAAGGGTAACATCATCCTGTGTTCTGCAGACGTTGCTTCTGCACTGACCATGGCTGGTGTACTCGACTACACCCCTGCACTCAACGCTAACCTGAACGTTGATGACTCTGGTAACACCTTCGCTGGTATCCTGCAAGGTA